GGAAGGTCGGCGGGACTGCCGTCACCTCAACCGCTGCCGAGTTGAACATCCTCGACGGGGTGACAACCACGGCGGCCGAACTCAATATCCTCGACGGGGTGACAGCCACGGCGGCGGAGATCAACGCGATTGATGGCGTTACAGCGACAGGGACGGCGCTGATTCGTGCTGCGGATGCGGCAGCAGGGAGAACCGCCATTAATGCGGCAGTGTTTCCAGCAACAGGCTCTGGCGTAGGCCAGTGGCTGTCTATAACCAGCGGTGCGGCGAACGCCCCAATAAACCTGCCTTCCGGCGGCACTTGGGCTTATTTTGCTATGTCAGTCAATAATTCGACTGGCGGTGTAACCAGTTTTGCGGCTTCGGTCGCCGCAGGCGGGACACAAATTTTTGCCGCGATTGCTGGAGTCAATCATTTCGGCTTCGCGTGGAGGATCTCATGACCTTTGAAGCCTTGCCGGCCCTCTGCTACATCATGAAGTCGTAAGATCATGGCCGAAGAACCCCGATTCGACCGGGTGGAAAAGCATTTGGACAAACTCAGCGACAAGATCGACGAGTTGACCAAGGTCGTGACCACGATGGCCCGCATTGAAGAGCGCATGGTGACGCTGTTCAAGCGCATGGACACCTATGACACCAAGCAAACCGCGCTGGTGGCCCGAGTGGATGACATTGAAAACGGATCCACAAGGCACGCGGTTGTCTTCGGCCTGTTCGACAAGGTGTTTTGGCTGGTCATCGGTGCCGGCTTGGCTTTCATCGTTAAGATCTTCGGGGAATGACATGCGCCCGCTGAACGAAGAGTGGTTGAAAATACCTGGGTTCCCGAACTACTCGGTCAGTAGCCTTGGCAACATCAGAAGCGATGCGGCATCGTGCAAGCGCCCGGTTCCCGGTTTGCTTCTGAAACCGCGCGCTGGCGCAAAGGGCCACCTTTATGTCAACCTTTACAAAGACAAAAAAGCGACTTCGTTTTATGTTCATCGCGCTGTTTTAATCGCTTTTTCTGGTGACCCGTCAACTGAAAAGCCATGTGTCGGACACAGGGATGGGAACCCGTCAAACAACAGGCTTGATAACCTTCGGTGGGTTTCCCACGCAGAGAATAGCCAAGACAGCATCGTGCATGGCACTAGCGGGCGGCCAGGCGGAGAGCGGCACTTCAGGGCAAAGTTAAATGCAGATGTCATCTCCAACGCAAAAGAACTGGCAAGGCAGGGCGAGTCGATGAGGTCGATTGCAAAGACTTTTGGTGTGTCCCACTCAACTATCTCTGCTGCAATCAATGGCCGGAGTTATAAAAATGCGGCAATGGTCTGAGCGCAGTATCAACAACATTCAAGGTCTACACCCAGACCTGATCCTCGTCCTGAACCGGGCGCTGCATACCAGCCCGCACACGTTCGTCGTGACCGAAGGGCTGCGCACGCTTGAGCGCCAGAAGGAACTCGTGCGGATCGGGGCCAGCAAAACGTTGAAGAGCAGGCACCTGAAGCAGGCCGACGGTTACGGACACGCCTTCGACTTCTACGCCTTGGTAGACATCAACAGCGATGGTAAGGTGTCTTTCGAGGAAATGTCTAACACGCGCCTGATGATCCCCATCGCAGATGCTATCAAGGCCGCCGCCAAGGAAAAGAATGTAGCCATCACTTACGGCGGCGACTGGCGGAAATTCAAAGATTATCCTCACTTTGAACTGAGCCGGGCGGTTTACCCGGGCAACTGAAAGGATGGACGAAATGACAACTGATCAAGTAGGCGGCATTGTCCGCGCGCTGGTGGCCGCTGCAGGCGGGTACTTCGTCGGGCAGGGCCTTGTGGACTCCGAAACCATGCTGACCCTCGGCGGGGCCGTGACAACGCTCGTGGTGGCCGTCTGGTCGATCTATTCGAAGAAGAAAGCGTGATCGAATTGCTGGCCATCACGGTTATCCTGATCGTGGTGGTCGTCCTGTTCGCCGTTGCCACCGGCCGGAAATCCGGTGGCAACGCCAAGGAAACGCTTGAGGCCGTGCGCAACGCCGATGAGGTCAAAGATGAGGTCGAGGCCCTTCCTTCTGATACTTTGCGTGATCGGGCTCGGACCTGGGTGCGCAAGCCCAAGGGGTGACTTCTGCGACATCGCCGACCCAATATACTTTGGGCGTGATGATGTGGTAGACTGGCTTTCAGTAAATGATGAACCGCTCCTGCGCAGCATCGTCACCCACAACAGTCTGGTTGAAACATGCCCCTGATCCCCTTGCAACTCCCGCCCGGCGTATACCGCAACGGGACCGCCCTGCAGAGCGCGGGTCGCTGGCGTGACGCATCCCTAGTGCGCTGGACGGACGGCACCATGCAGCCCGTCGGCGGGTGGCTGACGCGCGTCACAGTGACGGACCAGCCGTTGCGTGGGGCCCTTGCCTGGCGCGATCTTGACGGCGATCGGTGGTTTGCCACGGGCAGCCACTTGGGGCTGTTTGTCGGATCCGCCGCCAACACCATCACCAATATCACGCCCGGGTCCTTCGTCGGCGGCACCAAGGATGCGGCGGTCAACCTTGGCTATGGTGGCGGGTTCTACGGCACGGGGGCATACGGCATTGCGCGGCCCGACACGGGTACCTACAGCCCCGTTTCGACGTGGTCGCTGGATACCTGGGGCGAATACCTTGTCGCCTGCAACCCCTACGACGGGCGCCTGCTGGAATGGCAATTGAACACGGCAAACGACGCGGTTGCCATTACCAATGCGCCCACGGGCTGCGATGGCCTGATGGTGACGGAGGAACGGTTCCTGTTCGCCTTCGGGCCGGGTGGCAACTTCCGCCGCGTGCAGTGGTCCGATCGGGAGGACAACACGACGTGGACCCCTCTGGTCACGAACGAGGCGGGCGACATCGAATTGCAGACGGCGGGGCAAATCATGCTCGGCATCCGCGCACGCGGGCAGGCCCTGATCTTGACCGATCAGGATGCACACACGGCGACATATCAGGGCCCGCCGTTCGTGTACGGCTTTGAGCAAGTGGGTTCTTCCTGCGGGGCTGTGTCACGCCTGTGCGCGGCCTCGGTGGATGCCGGCGTCTTCTGGATGGGTCCGGGCGATTTCCACGTCTACTCCGGCGGCGCCGTGAGTGAGGTGCCGTGCGAAGTGGCGGATTACGTATTCGAGGACATCAACCGCACGCAAATTTCCAAGGTCGCCGCCGTGGCCAACGCCAGATACAACGAAATCTGGTGGTTTTATCCGTCCGGCGGCAGCTTGGAAAACGATCGATATGTGACCTACAACTACAAGGAAGGCCATTGGAGCACGGGCAGCCTGGCCCGCACCAGCGGCGTGGACGTTGGCATATTCTCGACGCCGATCTGGATGACGCCCGCTGGCGTGGCGATAAACCACGAAATCGGCAACCAGACAGACGGATCCGAGGCCTTCGCCGAAAGCGGGCCGGTTCAGATCGCGACGGGCGACAACGTTATGAGCGCGCTGATGCTGATCCCAGACGAGAAGACGCAAGGCCAAGTCACAACAACATTCCGCACGCGCTTTCACCCGAACGACACCGAGCGGACATATGGGCCGTATTCGATGGCCAACCCAACCGACTTGCGGTTCACTGGCCGCCAAGTCTCGATGCGTGTCATTGGCGCACAGAACACGGACTGGCGCTGGGGCGTGCCGCGCATTGACGCCCGCCCGGGTGGCCTGCGGTGAAGATCGGTATTCCGCCAGTCGGGGAAGACTACGGCATCTGGGCAAATGCTCTGCGCCGTTGGCTGGCTCGGACGTGGGACAGCCTGACGTTCCGCGATGCGGAGGCTTCGGCCACACAGGACGGCATGATGCTATGGGACCCGTCGGGCGGCTATCCGGTTGTCTCGAAGGACGGCGTGTGGCGGCAGATCGTGCTGGCGGACGGGTACGCCATCATTGGGCAAGACGCGGACGTTACGGCGGCGGCGATAAACACGGCCTACAAGGTGCCGATGGATTTCGCCTCGGGCCAAGGCATCACGCTAACCGGATCGCCGTTGACGGACATCACGTTCGTTGAGGGCGGGCTGTATGAGTTGGCCTTTGCCGCGCAGATATCCAGTTCGTCGGCGTCTCAGGTTGATTTCCGGTTCTGGCCCAGGATCAACGGTTCAGACGTGGCCGGCAGTACGATTGTCGCCAGCTTGCACAATAACGGGGCGACCTTCGTTGTGTCCCGCACGGCGATCTTCACCGTGACGGCGGGCGCGGTGTTGAACATCATGTGGGCCGTGAGCAGCACCAGCGGAATACTGAAGGCGCACGCGGCCACGGCTTACGCTCCGGCGGCACCATCCATGACCCTGACCATTACGCGGGTGCAGGCATGACGGTAAGCCAGAAGCAAATACAGGACTGGATCGAGGCCGCGTTGGAATACAGCGGCGGCACGCACGTTTATCAGGACATCGTGGACGCGATCGGCGAGGGCCGCATGCAACTGTGGCTCGGAGAAAGGGGGTGTGCTGTAACTGAAATTGTGGTTTTCCCCCAAAAAAAGGTACTCCATGTCTTCTTGGGCTCAGGAGAAATGGACCAATTGTTCGACATGCTGGAAAGTGCTATAGTCTGGGCTAAGGAACGCGGCTGCACGGCAATGACACTTGCCGGTCGGCCTGGCTGGCAGAGAGCGATGAAGCCATTGGGCTTTGTGCCGACGCTGGTCACGATGGAAAAGGATATCTGATATGGCTGGTGGTGGTGGCAAGGGCGGCAGCACATCGACCGAGGTGAGCATCCCCGCATGGTTGGAGCAAGCAGCACAAAGCGGACTGGCGCGCGGTCAGCAGGCGGCTGGGATCGGCTATGTCCCGTATCGCGGGCCTGACGTTGCCGCCCTGACGCCGATGCAGGAAGCCGCCATGGCCAACACAAGCGCGGCCTCGTCGGCCTTCGGGCTGGGGGCGTCACCGATGCCAGGCGCTGGAATGCCTGCGGCTCAAACCTTCGCGGGCGGGGTTCGCGGCTATAGTTCGGCGCCGATCTACGATCAGGCGGTGAATGAATTGAGAATGCAGAATCCGGAGCAGTACGCCAAGCTGATGGCGCCGTTTAGTGGCGGAGGGCAGTTTGGCATTACCAGCATGCCGATGGGGGCGCCGCAGTCTTACGGTCAGCCCATGCGAGAGGGCGGGGCACAGGGTTCTGCGGCATCCCGCAATACCAAGTTTGACACCTACAGCACGCCCGCAGCGGCAGCAGCGCGGGCAAAAACCGCAGGCCCGCCTACGAGGCAGCAGGCGGGTTACAGCGGCGTGAAAGACATGTTTGACGGTGGCGGTCCCAGAGCGTCCAGCGCGAAGAAGGGGAAAAAATAATGGCAGGCGCAGCACGCCCACAGCAAGTCCAGCAGCCCATGGGCGCGGGCAATCAGAACGTCTACCAGCAAGCCGCTGGGCAGTATAATGCCGCCGTAGCCGGCCCGAACATCGGTCAGTTCATGAACCCCTATACGTCCGAAGTGATCGGGCGCACCGGCATGGACATGGCCCGGCAGGCTCAAATGGCGCAGAACACGCTAGGTGCCGAGGCAACGCGGGCCGGCGCCTTTGGCGGATCTCGGCAGGGTGTAGCCCAAGGCACGATGCTGGGCGACTACGGGCGCGCGTTCGGCGACATTGCGGCGCAGCAGCGCCAGCAGGGGTTCAATACGGCTCTGAGCGCGGCTCAAAACCAACAGGGCATCCAGTCTGGCTTGGCCGGGCAGGGCTTTGGCTTTGGCCAGCAGATCGGTTCAACGCAGGCGCAAGAGGGCCAGCGCATGCAAGCGATGAACCAAGCCTTGATCGATGCCGCCAAGGGCCAATTCGGTGGGTTTACCGGCGCGCCGCAGGATGCCCTTAGCACATACCTGGCTGCGTTGGGCGGGTCGCAAACTGGCCAGCAAACGCAGACGCAGACGCAGAAACCTGGGCTCATGCAGTACCTGTCGCTCGGGCTTGGATTGCTCTGATGGAACAGCAGATCGTCGCTGAATTGGTTGCAAGGGGGCTTTCCCTGCCTGTCGCGCAGGGCATCGTTGCAAACATGAAAGCGGAAAGCAATCTGCAGCCGGGCATTAATGAAATCGCGCCTGTCGTTCCGGGCTCTCGCGGTGGATACGGCCTGAACCAATGGACCGGTCCGCGCCGTGTTTCCTATGAGCAATTTGCGGCAGAGCGTGGAGCGCCGCTGAACGATTTGCAGACGCAGCTTGATTTCACCATGTATGAGTTGCAGGGACCGGAACGCGCAGCCTATACGGCGCTGCAAGGCGTGCAAGATCCGATCGAGGCGGCACGAATTTACTCTGAGCAATTCCTGCGGCCCGGTGTTCCGAACATGAACAAGCGGCTGGGATATGCGGCTGATATCGCGGGCATGCCAATGCCTGACATGTCGCTGGCCATGGGGCAGCCCGCGCCCATGATGGGGCAGATGCAGCCCACCGATCCCTTCGAGGGCATGGGCTTGCTGTCGCGCTTTGCGGCCAGCCAAGGCATCGCGCAGGAAGCTGGCGGGGCACCGCTGGCGAACCTTCTTAACATCATCACGCAAAAGAAAGACCCCCGGCTTGCCGATCTG